TCTCTCGGCCTCACGGCTGAACTCCTGTAGGCCAGCCTTGCCGTTGTCAAGCATATTGACCATCGCGGCACCTTCGGAATCAAACAGCTTGAACGCCAGCCGTAACCTGTCGGCCGGGTTCTTCACCTTCTGCATCGCGTCGGCAATCTCTTCCAACGCTTTGCCCGGCGTCATGTTGTTCAATCGTTCGGCATCGAGCCCGAGTTCCTTGATTGCCGCCTGGGCCTCTCCGGTGCCGTGCGCCGCTTCTGACAGTCGGCGGGTCATTCGCTGCAAGGCCATGGCCATGGTGTTCGCTGCAATGCCGGACAATTCGGCACCATGCTGCAACGATGAGATGGCCTCGGTAGTGGCACCGAGTTTGCTCGCGGTCTTTGCAACCTTGTCAATTTCGCTGAGAGTGCGGCTGATGGCGAAAGCCGCCCCAAGTGCGGCCGCAGTAATCACGCCAAACGCGACGGCACCGCCCGAGCCCATTGCATTGAGTGCCCTACCAATATTACCGATGGGGCCGCCAACTTTCGAGACAGACGCCGCAAAACCCTTCGTCTCACCTTGGGCCTTTTTGAACCCCTTCGTGAGTCGCTGGGTATTCGCACCGATCAGAATGTCAAGTTTTGCTATTGTTGCCACGCTTGGCCGCCATGTACATACTTAGGTTATCTTGGATCTCAGCCACCGGCATTGGGTCTTCTACCGTGTATTGCGGTTCGACTCCCATCAACGCTAAGATCACTCGGCTGATGTTTTCAAACTCGACTCGCTGGTAGGCTTCCCAAAATGCCACGTCGCGACTGTTCAACACTGACCGGAGTTTGTCGGGGCTCGGCATACCCCACGCGAGACACAGCCGGGCAAGGGTTAGCTCGCCGGGCTGGTCTCGGAGTTTTTTGCCATGGCTTCCACATCCTTGTCGCGGAAACCATTGAGTTCACACGCCTTCTCAAAGATCGTTTCGAGTGTTCCGGCGTTTTTGCCCATCAGGGCCTCTCGGTCGGTCGGCTCGAAAAACGGTTCTCCAGCTTCGTCCACGACACACAGCAACAGTAGTGTGGCGCGAAAGTCGCCCGGCTCGTCGGCCGCTTCTCTGCCTACAAAACGCTTTTCAAGATCCGAACGCTCGTGGCCGGTCATTGTCCGAACGCGCAAACATACGTCTTCACCATACAAGTCGCTCGGCAGTTCGACCGATTCCAACGGCAGGTCATCCGCTTCAAAAAACGCGGCTTTACTCAGGTTCTTCATGTTGGGTCTCTTTCGTGTTAGGTGGTAGCAAATCCAGGATCGCCACTGACGGTGATCGTCACCGGTCGAGTAATCAGTGCATCTCGTTCGACGGCTCGACCCATACCGTTGATGAATCCCTCGAACTCTTCGGGGGTGGATGCCGTGGACGGGTAGGATACTTTGAACATCTGGAGCGTTCCGTCAGCAAACAACGTGCCCAGCTTTTTACTGCTGGCGTCGCTGTTGTTGTAGGCCACAACAAGCGTCATGTCGCCGGGGTCGACCGCACCGCGGATCTTCGTTATGAAGTTTCCGGTAGAGTCGAGTGTGAACGTGTCAACCGCCGTGCCTGTACCGTCAGGACCGGGCATCGAAACAATGCCTGCAATGAGCGTGTAGGTGGTGGTGCTGGCCGTGGTGCCCTTGACGCTCAGGCTGGTTCCCAGACCGATTTGTTTGATGACTGTCATTTGTGCCTCCTAGTTAAGTGGTCGCAAAAAAGATTTTCGCCGAGAGGGCCGCCACATACAGACCATCTTCTGACGCAACGCCCTTCGGTAGGTAATCGTCGTCGTGATCCTCGACAAATACGCCTTGCACGGACTGGTCGCCGAATGCACCCTTGTGGCCGTGCAGTCGCGCTTTCAGTACGTCAGCAATGTCTAGCGACTGGCCGTCCGGTGACTCGCTATGCACCTCTATATCCCATGTTGATTCGACAAGACCGCCGGTGCCATCGACGTCGAGGTCTTCGCTTTGTTGGTTCCGCTGATACCATATGCGTGGCGATGGAGCATCTTGACGGATGGTGTTCTGCTCGACCGTTCCAATGCCGTCGATCGCGTCGAAATAGGTAGACAGGCTAGTCGATCCAACGATGAATGTTCTCAGGTTTTCGCCAATGCTAGACATTACGCCGCCCCGCTGCTTCGATCCCGCGTGCGATGATGTCAATTGCCACCTTCAGTGATTTGCGTCCGGTCTGCTTGGCTGCTCGCTCCATGAAGTGTAAGCCTGCCACCTCCTTACGGTTCGCCCTACCTCGCTTGCCAACCTTGTGCCCAAACTCGACAAACGCCCCATAGAAAGTGTCGCCCTTGAAGAAGCCTTTTCCCATCACTGTGACAGCACCGATATACCGGCGGCTTCGTTTGGCAGATCGCGTTCGTATGGCGCGACGGAGCGACCCACCTTTCTTCTTTTTCTTGAAAAATGTTCCGCCGATCGTTCGCGTACCGCCGACCGGCGCGAGTGCCTTGGCTCTTGCTGTAGTGATCTTGGCTCCCGCACGCGAGCCCTTACGGGTCACTGCCCGTGCATCCTTCTTCGCGATCCGGTCGAGCTTTCGCAATAACCGCTCATCGCCGAGGACTTTGAATGTCAAGCCATCACTCATTCCACCACCTCCACGCATTGCAGGATCAGCCACCGGTTGAGCTGCTCGACGTTGTCGATCGACTCGATATTGTAGACCTTCGAGCCGTGTAGGATTCGCGTCAACGGGGTAGCTGTGGCTGTATAGTGCATTTCCACCTGATGTGTGGCTCTCGCATCAATCTGCCGCCCGATCGGCATCTCGTCGCCCCTGAGGGTCTTTATTGACGCATAGACTGTCTCGATAGTCTGCCAGGTCTTATCGGATTCGCCCCGACTTCCGGCGGTCGTTGATCCGGTCAACTGTTGCAGTTTGACTTTGGTCGGCTGTGATCTGAAAAAGTTAGCCATAGTGCCCGTATTCGTTGCATGCCAACAAAGCGTCGACACCTTTTTTCATTGCCGTTACGATGGTTCCGGTCACGACCTCCGATCGGTTACAGAACAGGTGCCCCAGTGTCAACTTGATTGCAGCCTTGACCGTGTCGGGAACCTCATCGGCCGACCCGTAGCCGGCAACAAAACGCACGGTTACGGCATTGTGTTGGTTGCGTGCCGTCGGCCAGGTCGTACCGAAGACCGGTTCGATGTAACCGGGGGAGTCGGTCGGGGTGACCGTATCGTAAGCCGTACTACTGAGTGTCTGTTCGGTGCCGTCGCTATCAAAGTATTTCACGCTCGTGACCGACGACAGTGGCGGCAAGTCCATTGTCAACCGTTGGTCGATTGGCCAAGCGGGAACCACGCCATCATAGGTTGCCTGGACAAACTGGCGATGTCCCCCGATGCGGCGCTGGCAATAGTTAGTAGCCGCACTGAGCATCGCAGCGATCTCTACATCACGATCATTGCTCGTGATATAGAGATGTTCCTTGGCGTCGGTCAGCGTGATCGGATCGCCTGTGGAGGCTGTCACCAGTGTCAATTCCATCAGGTGTCCCCCTTGCTTGGGCGTGGGTTCTGTCCGGCGAATTGCCCGAAGTAATGTTGTGAATCCAGGGCACCCTCCAGGAAGCACGCCTCGCGGGTCGCCTCGTCGATGACGTTGCGCTTCTGTGCGAGGCGATTATTTAACTCGTCGTGGCGTGATTTCCACAGAGCATAGAAATCGTCGTCGTGATGGAACCCGTAGAGATGCCTGCATTTAAGTAAGTCGGCAGTCTGGGGAATGACTATGTCGATCCCGGCACCGGCAGCCCATCCCAAGAAAAACTCGCAGCTAGGTCTCTGTGTGCCGTACTCGGTATCCTGTGCCATATCGACGCCGTACAGGTGGATCTCTTTGTATTGATGCTCGATGGCCAATGCAATCAGCCAAGAGATGGTGTTGGTAAAGTAGGTTCCGAATCGCTTCGTGATCTCATCGACCGGGTACTTGATGCCCGACGGTATGTCGGTAGTCGTCTCTTGCATGTAGATCGGCTTCTCTTGTGCCACAAGCCAATCCCAGTAGACCTTGGCCTCGGGCCGGTCACGGAACCACGAGAGAGGATGTAGCTCGAAATGGTGCGTGTATCGCGGGGCCTGCTTGGCAAGGACGAGGTCGGAAATCGTCCAAATGTCGAACGTGTCATCGTCGAAAGGAGCCATCCCACGGGAGGATGGAGCCTTTCCGACGATTGCCACTTTTGTGTTATTCGTGTTGGGCACGGTTGGGTTCCTTATTGATGGTCATGTGATCGTGGATATTACGCGACCGATGCGCCGGTCGAATTGCCGACAACGGTCCATCGCGTGGCTGACATACCTATCAACTGGATACCAGCACCAATTTTGGTGATAGTGATGGTCGTTGTGGCAGTCGAGCCAATGGTTGCCGCTGTACTTGTGACAGTCGCGTTTCCGCCTAGAGCCGCGTATCCCACGATTGTCTTGGTGATTCCGGCAACAGGTGCCGCGAGCTTGTAGCTCGCTGCACCGGACGAACTGCCAACAGTCGAGATCCCCGAATTGGTCAACACGGCACTGAGTGTGCTCGCAGAGACGGTGTCGAGTACCTGTCCGGTATTCGTGAGCGTGCCAGCATTTGTCAATGCTCCGCCGCTTTCGATTGCAATGCTGCCGCCACTCGCTACGACGAACTCGTCACCGCCTTGCTTGCGGTATGTCTTGGGTTGGTAGGTCACATCAGCCATGGTATGGCTCCGTTGGTTGCCCCGGCTTAAACCGAGTAGTCACTAAAGACGCGGAATATAGGCGGGCGGGCGACCCAGCGTTAACCGGGCCGCCAACCCTCCCAACACGAAGGACGAAGATGTTCGGCTTACGTGGTTTGTGGCACGACAAAGACTTCCGGCGTTCCTGTCGAAACCGAGGTTGCTGCATCGTTCGATGTCGGCGACACGCCAATCTCATCACCTCGAAGTGCTATCGTACCGCCGTATTCTACGGCCGCACTGTTGGTCAATTGCGTTCGGAGGTATCGCAACCGAGGCCGCGTAACCGTAATGTCGAATGTCGCATCACTTTGTCCGGCAGTGCTAGTCTGCGTGGCACCGGTGATCGCCGTGAATGTCGTCGACCCGGTCGTTGCCGATTGCTGGACGGCCAGCGTGCAAACATCGGTGGACCCGGCCGTGCCGAGTATTCCGATGAACCGCACGGACCCGAAACCCTGCATGTCTACAACCGAGCTTGCGGGATCTGTTCCGCCCGATGCTAGCGGGAACTGCACAAGCGTTCGTGCAACGTTCTTGAGGATATTTTCACTCATTGAAACTTCCTCCTTTCTTATCCGAGTTGAACCCGAGCGAAAGCCTCTTCGCGCACTGGCGCGCCGTCGGTTTCCATTCGGATGATGAACAGGGTTTG